GGAGCTCCTTGGTTATTTCTAATGGTTGAAATGATGTTTTTCTGGCCCTTACAAGCCTGGCTACTCCGACGTGGCCCGCTTTCTCCACTCCTCTGGGGATACGAAACCATAACTGGTGGCTGGTATCGACTAAGAAATTACTTTTCCCGATTCTTCCCTCCTTTTTCGACTTGTATAACACTCGATTGGAGCGGCTTCGACCGTTACGCTCGACACACAGTCATTACCGACATTCAACAATACATTTTACGACCTATGTTCACCTTCGAACATGGATATCATCCCACACGACAAAATCCAAATTCTAAAACTGACCCACACAGATTAGAGAATTTATGGAAATGGATGACAGATGCAGTCAAATCGACCCCGCTTATGATGCCTAATGGAGACCTCCTCCAATTTAAGCATTCCGGCATCTTCTCCGGATACCTTCAGACCCAACTTCTTGATAGTATCTATAATTTAGTGATGATATATACAATCCTTTTCAGACTTGGTTTTAAAGAACATCAAATTGCACTTAAAGTTCAAGGCGATGATTCTATCATTATGTTACTTTGTATTTTTATTCTTGTCTCTCCTTGGATAATGAATATGATTTCGCATTACGCTAAAATTTATTTTGGCGCTATACTAAGTGAAAAGAAAAGTGAGTGCCTAGAAACCCTCGAACACGCAGAAGTTCTCAAATATCGGAACTCAAACGGTATACCATATCGTAACCCGATTGCACTTCTCGCTCAAATTCGGCACCCCGAACGCTCTCACGCCCTTGGTGTATTAAAGGCTAGATCCGTTGGTATCGCTTATGCGAACTGCGGTTCAGACCCCCGAGTATTCAAAATTTGTGAAACTATATTTCAGAAATTAGATGCAATGGGAGTTAAGTCTTCAGCCAAAGGATTACCCGAACAAATTCAGTTTATGAATAAGTTCCTACGGCTACAAAGTCCCGTTGACATAGAACGATTTCCAAATTATTTTGAAACCGTCAAAGATCTTCTCAATGAAAGATCTCAAATGCCTACTAAGGCATACTGGAATACAGATCACTTTCACGGATACCCCGGTGAAATTGTCTAAACAATTTCAGGGCTTTTGCTTTTCATTTATTTATTATGTTTAGCTTTTCTATTGAAAAATTAAAAAAAAAAAAAAAAAAAAAAAATAAAATAAAACAAAAA